TCATCACCTAAATCACCACCTAAGTAGTCAATTATTTTGATTCCATCACCTGCATTAGTTGATATCTCTGAAGCATCTAATGCTACACGGGAAATACCCAATGTTGTATTAGCGCTGTTTTGTACTACAGGTGCATTTTTTCCATAGATGTCTCTAGCATTAGAAAATGCTCCATCTGCTTGAATTGTAAATAATACATTTGGATCATCTACAACATAAGCCATAGCATCAGATGCTACTGTGCTTGCTGGAAAGTGTTGACTAAATGTCAACTGATTTGTGTTTGGATCAGTAAATCGGCATCCCATGAAAATACCACATAGATCAGTTGCTGAACCATCCATAGTGCCTGTCACTTTTGCAATTGTTGTTGCATTACTGGCATTTACTAGCTGAACGATATCGCCCTTCACTATTGCTGTACTCTCCCCAGATTTAATAGGGTATTGTCTAAATACCTCTAATGAACCTGCGTCAAATCTGCCGATCGGATTTAATCCAAATGGTGCTGCTACACTACTCATAATTAAGTTCCTTCTCGGTTAAATTTACGTCATTAAGATGTGCGAGTTACCTTTTCTGGTCTTAGAACTGGCATCCTCGAATCGGACTCACGAAGATAATTATTATCCACAGAAGCGATCTGTTGATCATTCTTCTCTTTATAATGTTCTCTCCTTGCATCCATATTTTCAGTGGAGTTCTTGCAAAGTAGCAAACCTCCAACCTCTACATTGCCTTTAAACTTTGAATCAACATCGGTCAGCACTTTTAATTCTGGATGATCTTCTGCTTTCACTGGCTCCCACCCTTCACGAAACTTTGAAGAAACATTAGTCATGTCAGCTTGTCCTAGAGTTGAGGTGCGAATCCATCTGTACTCAACGCCTGGTTTTGGCTCTGGGTCAGGGATTGAATTTGGTCTAGTCCAAGTAACCTTTCTTTTTGTTGCTTCTCTGCTCTCTTCTGTGCGTAAAGTTCTATCAGCCATTTGAAGCCTCCTTTAAAAGCTGTGCTGCGTATTGCTCATTGCTGAGACCTAGTCTTCTAGCAAGATTTACTTGTGTTGAGGTCAGTTGCACTTTGCGTGGTTTTTTTGCACTTCTCGTAGGAGGGGCAACCACGGAACCAGCTTGTCGTGGAGGTGCTGTCACCTCTTCTGTCTCCACAACATTCTTGTTAAAATAATCTGGAAAGGTAGCTCTCATCTTTTTATCAATTTCACCATAGTAACTTTCTGGATCTATTTTTGGATTGATACCTTTCTTAATTAAACTTTGATGTACACCTAGGGCAAACCCTGTCATTGCCTCTTCGCCCTCTTTTTGAAACCAGTCATTTTCAGCCATCCAAGCTTTGTCTTCTTTTGTTGGCTCATGCTTTTGTGCAGGGGCTGGTGTATAAACTTGTTTTGGCTCTGGCTCTTGAGCTCTAGGTTTTGGTTTGTAATCTTGAACTCTAAAAGCCTCGTTCTGAGCTTGATTTAATTTAATTTGTGCTTCTGTTATTTTATCTGGATCACCTGCTTCATAAGCTTCTTTATATTCTTTTTTAGCAGCTTCTATCATGGCAGATGCTTTGCCTTTAACTTGCTCTACTAAAACAGCTTCTCCGTCATCTAGTGTTTTTCTAAGTTTATTATTTTCTTGAAGTATTCTTTCGGCATGTTTTACCGCTTCTTCTTTTTCTCTTTCAGCAGCTTCTTTTTTTCTTCTCTCTTCATGGTACTCATACTTTAATGTTTTAATTCTTTTTTGAACATCGCCTTTGTATGAGCTTATTTCATCATCTTCAGGAATATCAGGCTTTGTGCCTTCTGTTCTTGCAGGTCTATTCTTGTCCTCTTCAGGAGTATCGTCTACAACCTCAACCTCTAGTTCAGGTGCAACTTGATCTTCTGTTTCTAATTTTTCTGCTGTATTTTCATTCATGCTCTTGTATACCCTCTTGGATCATCAACAACTGCTTCTACAGTGTCATCGTTAATTAATCTAAATTCGTCACCTTTTATTTTAAATCTTGTGCCTGAATAAGATCTAAATATAACAAAATCTCCTTTTTGACAATACGGTCCATTCGGAAACTTTTCTTTATCCTTATAACATTCATCACCCATTTCAACCACAAAACCTATGATAGATGCAGTCTCTTCCAGCTTAATTAATTTGTCTGGCATGTGAACTCCACCCTCAGTTTTCTCAGCCATTTTAGGTATACTAATTAAAAGTTTATACCCTTTTGGCTGGGGCAACTTTAACTTAACATCTTCTTCGATGTTCTTTTTTGCTGTGTACATGTAAGCTATCCTATAATATTTTTTTTATTTTGCAAACCCTTAATCTTCAATAAACCTTTTCTCAAGCGTACGCACTTCCTCTTCCAGTATGTTGAGCGCTTCGATTTTGCCGCATGTATACCTGTAATCTTCATGGGAAGAAGCTCCACCGCTCGTGATATAACTACTCCAAGCATCCTTCATCTCCTTTATTTTGCCAAGTATTGGCGTGTATATAGTTTCGTTTCTACTCATTCTGTAATTGTTTCGCTGCATCTAAAGCTAATCTTGCTTCTTCTTTTTGATCTTTAGACGCATCAGTTGCTAACTTAGCCGCTATTCTTACACCTTCTCTTTTATCTTCGCTTTCCAATCTATCTTCTTGAAGCTCTTTGTTTATTTTGGTTTTAGCTGTCTCTAACTCAAGCTTCATTTTATCCATTTCTATCTTGTGTTGAAGTTCTTTTTCTTTGATTGCAAGTTCTCTTTGTTGTATTTGTGTCAATGGATCTTCTTGTTTTTTCTTAGCTTCCATTTCTGACATTTCAGCTTGGTTGGCTGTTAACAGCTTTTGTGCTGCCTGTGCTGTTAATCTTGACAATTCTTCTTCAGCATCTTGTGGTAGAGGTTTTTCTTCATTAGGCATAGGAACACCTAATCTTTGTTCTATTTCTTTTCTGTATTGAAAGGCAACATGCTCAGTTATGTGTGCAGATAATGCAGCCTGTATGGCTCCAGCAAAAGGTGACTGACCAACTATTTCTTTTAATTTTGGGTCATTTGCAGCGGCCATGTGCACTGCAATGTGAGACTCATGATCTTGATACTTAAAAGCTTTAACTGGTTCTTGTTTTAACATTGCCATGTTTTCAGATACTGGATCACTTGGTTTAATATCTTCTTTTAATTTAACTATATCTTTTGCATCACCAATACCTAAAACCTCTAACATTTGCCTGTGTAATTTGCCCATATCATAAAGCTGTGGAGCTTGTTGTGCTAACTGTAGTGCGCTTTGATATTGCATTATTCTTTGTGACATTGTTGCTGCATTTGGATCAGAAACAGGTATCACATCAATTCTTTTATCAAAATCTTTTGTTCTAGAAAAGTCACCTTCAATCTCATAGGAATATTGTGCAGGCATGTAGTCATGAATAATACTTGCTATAATTCTTAACTCTTTCTTCAAGGCAGCATGAAGTCTAGATTGAACTCCAGACATGACCTTCATGGATCTCTCCATCAAGGCAAGTGTTGTTCCTACTGGCGCTTGCGCGTTGATGTCTCCAACTTGTATATCTGCAACGGAGCCAATCCTTCTCCCCTCGTCAACGATATTTTGTAGCAATTGGTACAAGACGGAACTTGGCTCTTTGTAAGGAATGAAAGTAATCGCGTCACGAATCGCGCCACCAGGGACATCAACGTCACGGAACTCACCAGGCATGAGAGGCGAATCATCCCCTTTGATGCGTAAACCCCTAGCTTTAAGACCAGCTGGTAAATTAGATAAAGTACCAGCATCGATAAGTTGACGAAGAATACTTGTGGCACTTTTAGCAAGCCCACCAATGAGGTGTATAAGACCTGTGCCATAGAACCCAAGCCCTGGAAGATATTTGTAATGAACGAAGTATTGAATTTTCTTTTTCTTTTCATCATCTTCATAATAATTTCTCCTTATTGATAAAATCATTTTAGAAGATTTATCAATTGTAACAACATAAGGTCTTGCAATATTATCTGCATCATCAAATGGTTCTGGTAATTCTAAATCAGCGTGTATTTCTAATAATGTGTGTCTGTCATCATCTTCTATGACAGCTGATTCTCCATCCAATTCATCATATTTTTCTTGGATATCTGACATATCAGGCTCTGGGTCAGGAAGATCAACATCTTTATAAAATCCATTAACCATTAATTTTGCTATTTCATTTGATGACTTTTTCATAACATGCGTATATCTGGCACATGTCATTAAATCTGTAGCGCCATATGAAACAACAAAATCCTCCGCAGGAACAAACATTGCGCATGGCCGTTCTAAGAGAGGATCAAAGTAGACTTTTTTGAATGCTGATCCTGCGAGAGGAAGCTTAAAGAGCATTTGCTCTGTCTCGTCTCTATACTCAGTCATTTCTTCTGTGAGCATATAGTTCATTTCATTTTCTACACGATTAGCCTGATCATTCTTCTCAGTGGTTTGCTTTCCTATGATCTTAGTTCTAACAGGGCCAGAAGCAGGGAAGATCTCTCCCATAGCTTGTGCTTGAAAACGAACAATACTTTCTGTTAATACTGGATGAAACACACCTGAAGCACCAGACCAAGGTTGTTGTCTTTCTTCTATTTTCATTCCAAGAAGATCTAAACCTTTTACATAAGATTTAGCCCAGTCACCTCTTGACTGTCTATCAGTTGTAAAATTATCTATTAGCTCACTGGCTAACTCTTCTAGTTGTGCATCTTCCAAAAACTCAGCTAAATTACTGTCATGATCTGGTCCAAGCAACTCTTCTGTTTTACTGCCTTCAAAATCAATTATAACTCCGCCATCTTCTGTTTCTACAGAAACTGAATCAGGATTCTCGATCTCTACTTGTATCTTTTCTTCCTGTTCAGCTAAAACTTTTTCATTTAGTTCTGCTGGTGTCATTTGTTTTTCGACAGCCATGAATTACTCCCTATTTAATTCTTTCTAAAATTCTATCTATTTTTTCTTCTAATCTATTTATTGCCACAGTTACATCATCTCTTTTTGCGTAATCTTCTCTAGTTTTGTTTAATAATATATCAATTCTTTTTATTTCTCTAGCCTGTGTTCCTAAAAACCAACCACCACCTAGAACAATTATACCAATAAGTCCATCTATAATATGCGTCATTTCCACTAATAATACTCCACAGGTCTTCTATAAACTGGTTCGTCATCCCAGTCATCCATGTTTGTTCTGATCCAACCACCTTGTCTGAATCTTAACAGAGCTTGTGTAGTTGAGTCAACTAAGTCATCATTATCCCCTGCTGGAAAAGATGCACACTCCTCTATCACTTCCTCTGCCCACCTGGTAGGTGGATGCCATATTACACCACTTGCAAAGAAGTCTGTAACTGCATTTACTCTAGCAATTTTATCCTGTCCTCTACTTGGGGTGAACTCTGTCACAGGTATGCCCATAGATCTTAATTCAAAAATTAATGGTGACCCTGCTGCCTTTGCTTCAATAATCATTTGGTCTGGCTCAAACTCATGATATTTGTCGTAAGCTGCTCTTTTTAATTCTGGAAACTCTAACTTTTCTTTATAGGCATCTATTAAAATTAAATTAGGAACTGTTTGTCCCTCTGAGTTTGGATGATGAAATATTCCCCATGTAGTGCATGCGCTGTAGTCAGCTCTCTGAGTTTTTAGAAAAGCTGTATCCCAAGATTGAATGATTGCATCACATGGAGGAAGTTGTGGCTTCTTCCATTCTTGCCACCATTCTCTTTTTATCAGAGCACCTTCTTCAGATGTGGGGTCTTGCTGATATTGTGCGTTCCATTTTGATACAGGCAGTTCTGCTTTGATTGCTTCAAGCTCTTCTTTTTTCCAAAACTGTTCCCATAATGCTTTTCCTGATGGCATAATAGCTGGAAGCTCTATAACTTCCCACTCACTGCTGCCCTCTCTTTGTGTTGCATTTTTTATTATCTGACCAGTTAAATCTCTTTTGCTCCATCGTGTCATAACGATAATTATTGCACCACCTGGTTGCAATCTTTGTCGTGGACCAGAGGTGTACCACTCGTAAACTTTGTCATAAACTTCTGGATTGTACGCGCCAACTGTTGCATCTTGCTCTGAATGCGGATCATCAATAATTAAAACATCTGCACCTTTACCTGTTACCGCACCCCCTACACCGATAGCACAATATCCTCCTCCTTTGTTTGTGTTCCAACGACCTGCCGCTTTACTATCTGCCGATAATGTCACACCTTTGAAAATTTTCTGAAAATCTTCAGACTGAATAAGATTCCTAACCTTTCTTCCAAATCCTACAGATAACTCTGCGGTGTGTGCAGTCTGTATAATTTTTTTATGAGGGTACATCCCTAAAAACCATGCTGGAAACAAGTAACTTGCAAACTCTGACTTGGTGTGACGGGGTGGCATATTGATGATTAACCTTTTTAATTCACCCCTAGCCACCTTTTCAAAAGCCTCC